GCTGTAGAGCCCGATCATCGACCAGATCTTGCGCTTGGCGTAGGGGCCCTCGAGCACCGTGAATTCGGCGTCGAGATAGACGGAGCCCGTGGTGCCACGCTTGGCATAGCCGCCGGTCCAGCCCTGCGAGGGATCATCGAAGCCGCCGGGGCGGATGGTGAGCCGCACCCTGGTGATCGTGCCCTTGGGGACGAGGTTGGCGTTCTGCCTGGCGTCGTTGAAATCGTTCCATGCGGTTGTCATGGGGATGCTCCTGGATCAGAGGTTGCTGTTGGGGTGTGCGGCGTCAGCGTCCGCGACGACAGGCGCCGGGCGGCTGAACGTGAGGCGGTCGAGAGGGGAGCGGCCGGGCTCACCGATCTTGGCGATCAGTCGCCCGAGATGAGCTTCCTCGACGAGGTCGAGGCGGCCCGAGCGGTCCTTGGCCGGATAGCCCCAGGGGTTCAGCGTCTGGCAGACGAAGGCGCGCTGCGGCTGGCCGCCCTGGTCCGGGATGTCGGCCATGGTGATGACCTGGTCGACGATCCCGGGCAGTTCGAGCCCGGTCTTCGAGCCGTCGATCTGCGGCTGGAAGACCTTGCGGTTGAAGTCGTCGAGCCGCTCGTCGAGGATGCCCACGAACCAGACATGCTTGCCGCGCGTGTGCTGCAGATGGGTCAGCCACCCGATCATTTCGCGGCCATGCAGCCCGTAGGCGCCGCGGATGTCGCTCTTGCCCGTCTTTTCCGAGAAGGCCTCGGGCTGGCCGCGACACCACTGGAAGCAGAGCCGGCCGGCCACGGTGATCGAGTCGATGAAGACGGTCTCGTATTTCTCGATCACCGCCGGATCGCCGTAGCGCCCGCAGACCTCGTCGAAATGCGCCTGGCTGTAGGGCTGGTCCTCGCGCAGCGCCGGGTTCGGCCCGCCGATGAACACCGCGAAGTCGCGGCATTCCTTCCAGGTGCGGGGCCGGAGCGTGTCGATCTCCAGCCCCTCGACCGCCAGGTCGCCAGCCTCGAGATCGAGGAAGAGCGTGGTCGAGGCGTTCAGCGTCCAGAGCAGGCTGGTCTTGCCGATGCCGGACCGGCCGAAGATGACGCCCTTGATGCCCTTTCGCTGCGCGAGACGTTCGTCGGCGCCGATGATAGGAAGGGCCATCACTGGCGCTCCTTCTTCATTACCGCGGGCGCGGCGCGATCGGCACCGATGCACCCCGCCTCGCGGGCGAGCTTGTAGAGCCGCTTCAGCGCATCGGCCTGGCGGTGGGCGGCCGTGCTCTCCCGCTCCGCCTCCACGATCGCGAAGGCGATCTCGTCGACGGTCGCCTCGACGACCGGCAGCGGCTCGCGCGGCTCGTCACCGCGGCGCTGCCGGAGGGAAATAGTTTCGGGGAGGTCTTCGAGCGCGTAGCTCGCCTTGCGAAGACGGGTGATGTCGCCCGGCTGGTCCGGCATGGCTGTTCTCCGTGGGATGATGTGATCGATGAGGCGCATCACGCGGCCTCGCGGACGTCGGGCGCGGGCTCGGCGACGTAGATCGCCAGCAGCGGCGTCCCGTCGGCATGGGCGCCGGCGTCCTCGATCTGATAATTGCGGTTGGGCTCGCAGACCTCGGTCAGTTCCCAGCGCCGATAGAGCCCCGGGAGCCGCCTGAAATCCTCGAGCGACAGATCGGCAGTGCTGTTCATGAGTGTCAGCTTTCGGTTTGGAGTGGGGCGCTCCAGGGCGCTCGAATGGGAAAAGCCACCGGCGGGGCCGGATCGGGACATCGGCTCAGGGGATTTCCTCGAGGGCGTCGCGCAGCCGGCGCATGGCGCGCTGGTACCGCTTGCGGCCGGCGGCCTCGGTCAGACCCAGTTCGACGGCGACCTCGGCTTGCGAGAAACCCTCGATCGCCACGCGGATCACGAGAAGGGCGTCATCGCCGATCAGCTTGCGCAGGTCGTCCTGCAGGTGAGCGTCTTCCACCGCGGGCTGTCGTCCAGCCTGATCGGCAGGCACGTCGTCGGGGTCGATGTCGCTGGCCAGGCTTTCGCGTGCCTGGTCGCGCTGGCGCACGCGGATCATGTCGCGCTCGACGTTGCGCAGCACCGTGGCCGCGATCCAGTTGACGCGCCCGAGGTCGAGGCCGCGGACTGCCTCGGTGGTGCGCGCCAGACATCGGAAGCAACCTCGTCGGCGGTGCCGAGCCTGCGCCAGATCGACCGGTGGCGGATGGCGTCGAGGCCGGGCCAGAGTGCCAGCAACAGCACCGTCAGGGCGCAGTCGGACGCGGGCCCGTCGCCCTGCACCGCCCCGACCAGCGCGGAGAGGATCACGTTCTTCTGGCCCTGATCGCCGGGCGTGCGGTGCAGCCCGTCCAGCAGGGCCGCCGGATCCCGGAACGCCGCAAGGGCGGCCTGCTCGCGCCTGACGGCGTCGAAACTGCGCTGGAAGTTAAGGTTGGTGGAAGATTGCATGAGGTGATCACGGATCTCGTGCCACGCGAAGGACATCGGACGCCTGCCTTGTGGCCAGGCGTCCGGCGCCTTCTCGTGGCCAGGTCAGGACGTCGCGCGTCTCTGCGATTTCAGGGGGTTGGGTGAATGCGCGCGTCAGCGCGCGGTCGCGTGGTTCAGCGTGCCGCAGCCGCGGCAGGTGGCCTGAACCGGAAAGCCCACGAAATACTCGTGCCCCCGCGCGAAGCGCAGGTGCATGCGGCCGTCCCGGCAAACGCCGAGCAGCTTGTCACAGCGCGTGCAGCGCCATTCCGAGTTCGAAGTGGTGGGCTTGTGCTTCGCTGCGCCGGACCAGCTCGTCTGGGCTGCCTGGCGCAAGGAGATGGGAGTCGGCATCGAAGTGCTCCTCTGATGTGGAGCACTCCCATTGGCCTGGGGAATCGGAGCTAGTCAGACCCCCCAATCGGAGCCGGATCGGAGCCGGCCGTCAGACGGCGATCTCCCATTGCCCTTTTCCGGGGCTTCGCAGGAAGTCGGCCGTCAGCTTTTGCCAAAGAGGTTGCTTGAAAATGTTCGCCAATGACTGGTCTTCCGCGATCCCGCTGATCAGGTCTGCTGTCGCCATTGGCATCGGGCCGGCGTTGTGCGCATCGACCAGCCGCTGGAGGACTTCGATGCGGTTCTCGCCCTTGATATCGATGCTGCCTTTCCCCGGAACAAACAGAGTTGCCATGTTGTCCCCGACCCGGGTGAGTTCGACAGCCTGGCCTCCACGGGCCAATATCCGATGTCGCCGGAACACGGACCGGAGTTTGTCTGCGACCAACGCGATTTCGGCTTGCTGCGTGTCGATCTGATCGACAAGCGGCGTCAGAACGTTCGCCGCCAGACACGGTCCGGGAGCGCTGCCTGCCTGCAGGACAAGACCTATTCCGAGGTTGTGGCGCGCCCGAAGCTCGGTATCGACGGCCGAGCGGACCTTCTCCCGGTCGAGACCGCGCGCGAGATAGATCGGAACGTCCCCGCCATCGACGTGGAGCGTTCCGAGGTAGAGGAGATGATCGGTTAGCTTCTCGATGGCAGGTGCATCGAGCACCTTTTCGAGACGCGCCTTCAGGTGTTGCTCGACCCAGCCGTCGCGAACCCGATATATTCTGTACCGATCCGGGTTGCCCACGGACGTCACCTGTCCCTCGGTGACCTTAAGGTCGGCCACCTTTCGGTCGCCTTCCTCCGCATCCCCATTATCGACACGAACGACCACTTCGGCCGCAACCGGACCGACCTCGTCTTCATCGTCGATCAGGTCGTCTCCTTCCCAACCGGCGGGAACGAGGAAGCCCAGATCAGCCAAGAGGCAAGGAGCGACACCGCGAGTTTGGAGCCATGCGCCGGTGACCCTGTCAGCTCCGATGTCCCAGATGGCCAGCAAGGCGGGCATGGCAGCCATGCTCTCCTCATCACCCGGTGCGCGACCATAACGGAGGATGTTCCAGTGTCTGAGCAAGCGATGCCCCAGAACGCGCTCGAACGGGTCATCGATGCTGAGAAGGCTGCTCGTGTTGCGGTCGGTGAGCGTGAAGTTGAGGGTTTGCGCCTCATCCCGTCCCGCGCGGAAATACCGGACCGCAATCTCGACGAAACGGATTGCGAGCGCCCGCTCGAAAATCTTCGGAAGGCCCGGCTGGCTGTCGATGATTTCCGAGATGTCCTGGTCGATTGTGGTGGAAAGCGCGAGACGGTTGGCCAGATTGCCGATGCTGATGTCAGCGCGGATCACCTGCGCGCGGTCGATCACGACGTCGTCGAGTTCCGGCGGTTCAAGATCGAGCCCCCGTAGGAACTGCGAAATGTCGTAGGCCTGAAAGTCTACGGGCTGGTTGGAGTAGGTCTGCTCGAGAGCAGTCTCGATGAAGCTTTCGGCAACTGTATGCCTGAGCTTTCGGTTGCCAGCGCGGACATGGACCCGCCCGGTCGATGGCGTGTAGACGATCATCGCCTCTCCGGGCGGCCGAAAATAGATGCTCGATCGATTGCCGTCGTCATCGATCTCCCGAACGCTTGTGGGGGGATCTGGATGGAACAACAGGTACATCTCCGCCGCCGGTTCATCGTCGTCCCCGGGGATGTCGAACTTGTCGATGCTGTAGCCGTCGCCGCGATCGAGACGCTTGTTAAGATCAACCAGAAGCTCTTCGAGCAATGCGCTGCCGGCGTCCGGGCCCCCGTCGACCGAAGGCTCGGCCATGAAAGTCTGGTAGTGCTTGTCATAGCGCCGGTAGAGGCGAAGGTGCAGGCTGTTCTCCGCCGCTTCAAATAAGCCGTGTTCGTTGGCGTAAGCCCAAACGCTTCGCGCGAGCTTGTCCCGCTGGTTCAAAAGTTCCTTGGCGCGCTCGGGTTCGAGCGTGGT